ACCTTGAGAGGGCACGCATTGAATTGAGGAGCTTATGAAAGTACGAATAGAGTTGGAACAACAAGACGTAGAAGAAGTCATATTGTTGATTAAAAGGCTTACTGATGCCTTAGAAAGAGTAGAAGAATTTATAGAGGAACAAGACGGAGATGGCGAAAATGAGTAAGGAAGAATTTCAAGAACTTTGGGATAGAGAATTGCTCAACGGATGGCAATGTGAAGGCAGTATGGCGAGTGTAAAAGCCTTTTTCTTTAAAAAAGCCACAGGATTAAATGACTACGAGGGGGAACTTGATTGGGGTAAAGTAGATACTTTTTTAGAAAGTTGTGCCCTTAAAAGATATGAACTGATGTATGTAAGCAAACAACCCGTGCGAGCATTTGTTGCAAATAGATCGCCCAACCTTAGCGGTTGCCTTTGGTCAGGAAAGTACAGCCACGATGAGTTATTAGAGGCCATCGACAGATTTAAGTGGACACCTCTTACTGAAAAGCAGAAGGAAAAGTTTTCTAAGCAAAAATATGAAAGGTATAGGAAAGGAAAAAAGTATCTAACCATTAAAGCCAGAGAACTAACTAAAAAGCACGATTGGAATACTGTTAAATAGTAGTAGAGGAAGGTAGGTATGGCGAAGAAGGGACATAAAGATTTGCACCCAAAGATTATATCTATGGCAAACAAAGGTATGAAGGGTGTTGATATAGCTACTGAGTTAGGGCTAAGTCCCAACAGCGTCAGGACAATACTTTACAATCACGGGGTTAAGTTAAAGACCCCGATAGGCAGACCGATGGTGGACAACCCTGTTCGTAACAGGTTCAAAGTACCGAAGGTACACAAAGGGCCGGAGCAGGTGATGCCAGACCCGTTTATTCGAGTTTTAAATAAAGATGTATAAAGAGTTGGAACAGAAGTGTAAGTGCGGCCAGAAGATGCTTGAGGTGCTTGGCTATATAGAGAAGCAAGACGGTGATGAACACCCGAAAGCTTTCCGTAAAGGTTGGTACTGCCCGTGGTGTAAAAATTGGGAAGACGCAATACTTAGAGAGAAGATTGTAGAGGAGGAGTAGGTATGGTGAGCCAGTTGATGTGCGTAGCCCTAGCTATCTATTTTGAAGCTAGAGGTGAACCAGACGCAGGGCAGATTGCAGTCGCTCACGTAGTCCGAAACAGAATCGAAGACCCACGCTACCCAGACAATGCGTGTGATGTAGTAAAGCAGGGTTACTACTGGAACGGTAACCCGATACGAAACATGTGCCAGTTCAGCTTTTACTGTGATGGCAAACCAGAAGACCCGCACGATGAACGAGCTTGGCGCGATGCGTTATACATAGTGCACCTAAGTGGGTTGATTCCTGATATTACAGGAGGTGCAACGCACTACCACAGCACCAAAGTATTCCCCGAGTGGGCATACACGGGGCAGGTTACAACTAACATACACAAACATGTGTTTTACAGAGGGGTTAACTAGTGTACGAATACAAAGCAACAATAATTAGAGTCGTAGATGGAGATACCGTAGATGTTGACATTGATCTTGGTTTTGATTGTTGGGTTCGTAATCAGCGTATCCGTCTTTTCGGCATCGATACTCCGGAATGTCGCACTAGAAATAAACAGGAGAAAGCTCATGGGTTACTCGCAAAAGCCTACGCCCAAAAGGCTCTCAAGTTGGGAGGAGTTTATGCGCTACGAACAAGAGAGAAGGGAAAGTTTGGAAGGTACTTGGGTGAAATCAAAGTTGGACGGACGACCATTAATAAACTACTCATCAAAGAAAAGCTGGCTGTCGCGTACACCGGACAAAATAAAAAAGACATAGCTGCTGCACAAGAAGCTAATCGTCTTGCGCTTGTTAAGGAAGGTAAACTAACGGCTACGGGCGTACCACCTGTTAGCGAATACGAGGATAGATTGTAATGAATAAAGAAGAATACGCAATACAAGTAGGTGCGCTGGCTTGGGATGAAGATACCCATCAAGGAACAGTAATGTTAGCACCGGGCTTTCTTGAAGAACCTCCTACTATACAACTAGCTATGCTAGCAGGATGGAGAGATGCTGTTGAAAGTCTGTATATCGAATACTTAGACACCTACCAAAAGAAGCACTAAGGAAAAACTATGGCCGCTTGGTCCTACAGCAAAGTTAATACCTTCAAGCAATGCCCCAAAAAATACTACCACCTAAACGTCAAAAAAGACGTGAAGGACAGGGGTAATGCAGCTACTGCGTATGGCAGTAAAGTACATAGTGCTGCTGAGAAATATATAAGAGACAACAAGCCGCTACCTAAAGAATACAGTTTCATCCAGCCTACTCTCGATGCTTTCAACCGGATAGAAGGCGAGAAGCATTGTGAGATTAGGCTTGGTGTAGCGAGAGACGGTGACGAGTTTAGCCCATTAGGCTTTTGGGATAAGAACGTCTGGTACCGAGGTATAGCTGATTTACTAATAGTCAACGGAGAAAAAGCTTATCTGGTTGATTATAAAACAAGTAAGACCGCGAACTATGCGGATACTAAGCAACTAGACCTACTTGCAGGGGCTGTGTTTATAAACTTCCCTGAAGTTAAAAGAATTAAATCTGCATTGTCATTCGTAGTGTGCGATGGCTTTGTAACTAAAGAACATACCGCAGACATGTACAAGTCGTACATCGGTGTGTTTGACGAAGCACTTGAACGGATTGAAGTAGCTGCTGATGAAGGTGTATGGAACCCGATAGACGGGCCGCTGTGTCGATTCTGTCCGGTGACTAGCTGCGAGCATAATAGGAAATGATATGCGTATAGTCTGTGCACCACAACAAGTAAATCTTTTTGACGAAGATATTAGAAGAGATGCCCCACGCTGTAATGTAGTGTGGTGGACTGATGATAAAGACAATAGCGATTGGTATCTTTACAACAGTATGAGGACATACCTCAATAAACCTTTGTTAGACACGTTAAAAAATTTTGGGTCTCCGCAATATTCAGAAATAAATTTATACCTACTAAAAAATTTGTATCGTGCACTGCTTCATGAAGAACCTACAAAAGGGTTCACTGACAGATTAAAAAAGTGTGGTAGGCATATAGAGTATTGGCAGTGGGACATTTTTGAGCAGATAAGATGGCGTGCTAGTAAAGGTGTACATCCTAAAGTAGCACTAGAAGACATGCTTAAACTCCACTATCGTAGGGTCGAACGTGAAGATATTTATGAAAGATGGGATAGCCCAGAAATAAAAAAGGAATGGCGCGAAGTAAGAATGCAAGTATTAGAGGCGTATAAAGCACAATGCGCTATATGCAACCGTACCCCACAACAACATGGAGTGGTGGTACATGTAGATCACATAATACCTAAATCACACAAACCGAATCTAGCCCTGTGCTTCTCTAACCTGCAAGTGCTTTGTGAAGACTGCAACATGGGTAAAGGTAATAAATTTAATACAGATTGGCGTCCTGTAGTGACTAACCACGTATCAGTACACGAGCATCTGGAATACTGAAGGAGGTAGAAATGCCAGCCAAGAAACGTAACTACAAAAAAGAATACGAGAACTACCAAGGCACTGAAGAGCAAAAGAAGAAACGTGCCAAGCGTAATGCTGCTCGACGCAAAGCAATGAAAGAGGGCAAGGTTAAGAAAGGTGATGGCAAGGATGTAGCCCACAAGAAAGCTATGGATAAAGGCGGAAAGAACTCTGATGGTACTAGAGTAGAGAGTAAATCACGGAACCGGTCCTTTAAACGGGACTCTAAAGGAAATCTAGTATCTGAAACGAGTAAGCGCGAGAGCGCGAAACGTAAGAAGTAAGTGTAACTATTCCCCCTAGGAGGGTGCAAACTAATATGAAAAATGTAAGTGAATTGAGAAATGAATTGTCCGATGTTTTTACTGGGTTAATAACTGGTGATGTAAAAGCAAAGGACGCAAAAGAATTAGCTAATGTAGCTGGGAAAATGATTAATTCTGCTAAAGTGCAACTTGAATATCATGCACTACGTAAAGAAAGCAACACGAAAATAAATTTTTTACACTCTACAGATAAGTAATGGAACTAAGAATTTGTAAAGTGTGTGGGGTTGAGAAGGAACTCAGCCCTGTATTTTTTAGCGTAACACGTGGTGTTTGGTCGGAACGCACATGCCGTGCATGTAGAAAATTAGCTAACAAAGTTTTAGAAAAAAGTAAGCCTTATTTAAAAACTCCTGAAGGAACCACTCGTATTTGTGGTAAGTGCGGAGAAACTAAATTACTAGTACGAGATAATTTTAGGGTAGAAAAAGGTTATTTTAAGAAAAACTGCCGCGCGTGCACAAAAAGTAGAAAACGTCGAAAAAGTGTAGATGCTAGACGCCGTATCAAAAAAAGATATAAGGCAAAGTATCCAGAAAAAATTCGAGCGCAAAAACAAACAGGGCTATATTATTTTAAAAACTTGCTAGCCGCTGGAACGAAGATAAAAGCTAGTCAAATTCCCGAGGAGTTAGCAGAAGCAAAACGAATGCAAATACGAATACTCAGGGAAATAAAAAGTGAAAGTAGTCAACGATAGAGCCATCGTGCTCAAGACAAAGCGTCCTCATCTGATTACCGAACGAGTAAAAAACTACAAGGTGCTCACGGAAGAAAAGGGCGTGTACAAGATAGTTATACCGTGGGGGCTACACGAGTCTCAAGTGTTGGCCGAGTTGAAGGTAAAAGAAGTACCTTCTCCTATGGCACGGGACTACGAGTACACCGGCAGATATGAACCGTTCGACCACCAGAAAGAAACAGCGTCTTTCCTAACACTGCACAAGAAAGGCTTTTGTTTTAACGAACAAGGCACCGGGAAGACTGCATCTGTGATATGGGCGGTTGACTATCTAATGCAGCAGGGTCTGATAAACCGCGTGCTGGTTATCTGTCCTCTGTCTATTATGAAATCAGCATGGCAAGAGGACTTGTTTAAGTTTGCCATGCACCGTACTTGCTCTGTAGCGCACGGAACTTCGGCGCAGCGCAAGAAAATACTTAACGCTGGCTCTGAGTTTGTCATCATAAACTTTGATGGCGTGGCTGTGGTCAAAGACGAGATTATGAAAGGGGGCTTTGACATGATAGTTGTTGACGAAGCCAACGCCTACAAGAACGCACAAACAAACCGCTGGAAAACTTTACGCGACATAACTGCAAACGTGCCGTGGCTTTGGATGCTTACTGGTACCCCCGCAGCACAATCCCCGGTTGATGCGTTTGGTTTAGCCAAGCTAATCAACCCGAAGGGCGCACCTAAATATTTTGGGCAGTTTAGAGACAAAGTGATGCACAAAGTCTCACAGTATACGTGGCGACCCAAGCCCGATGCGGACAAGACGGTGCATGAAGTTCTACAACCTGCGATTAGATTTGAGAAAGATCAGTGTCTTGACCTTCCTGCTGTTACTTACATAGACAGAGACGCACCACTAACGAAACAACAAGCTTCTTACTACAAACTGTTGAAAGACCGCATGATTATGGAAGCAGACGGGGAGCAAGTTACTTCCGTCAATGCAGCCACTAACTTAAACAAGCTACTGCAAATCTCTGGTGGGGCTGTGTACTCCGACGATAAGGAAGTTATAGAGTTTGACGTGAGCAGTCGTTTGAAAGTAATTAAAGAAGCTATTGATGAGTCTTCTAACAAAGTGTTGGTGTTTGTACCGTTTACTCACACCATAGAACTACTAAAAGAATTCCTTACTAAGAACAGCGTAGCGTGTGAAATTATTTCAGGTAAAGTCTCTGTAAATAAACGCAGTAGAATAATTAAAGACTTTCAAGAAACAAACAAAATACAAGTGCTTATCATCCAGCCACAGGCAGCGTCACATGGATTGACCTTAACTGCGGCTAACACAATTATTTGGTACGCTCCTGTTACTAGCGTAGAGACATACTTACAAGCCAACGCACGTATCGACAGACCGGGGCAACACAACCCGATGACGATAATTCACATACGCGGCAGTGAAGTAGAGACACGCCTATACAACATGTTGCGGTCTAAAGTTGATCATCACCACAAGATAATCGACTTATATAAACAAGAAATAAATACTTGACGCTGTAAAGCGTAAGAGTACACTACTCCTCCCTACCAAAAAGGAGGAGCGATGAAAGACACACCTGACAAACTAGCCACCATCTACATCAAGATGCGTGAAGCTATACAAGAGAAAGAAGAAGAAATAAAGAAAATAAAAGCACAACAAGAGAAAGTAACTCAAGAGATGCTAACTCTGTGTGAAGAACAAAACATTGATAGCTTGAGAACGCCAGCCGGTACCATCTCGCGTAGAGTGCGTACTAGTTACTGGCCTAGCGACTGGGACAAGATGCACGAATTCATAAAAGAGAACAGCGCGTTTCATTTACTGGAGAAGCGCGTGCATACCTCTAACATGAAAGAGTTCCTAGAAGCTAATCCTGATGTAGCACCTCCGGGTCTACAGACAAACCGTAAGTACACTATCTCTGTACTTAAACCACGTAAGAAGTGAATAGACTTCAAGTACAGGACGGGTGTTTTGTGCACCCGGATACCTACGAGCCACTGCGCTCTGTAGAAGTTGTAATAACAGACAGCGGAACGCTATCAAGAAATTACTACGAAGATAACAAGCTTACTTGTTGGTCTTTCGACTGTGACTTTCCAGACGAAGCGGTGTCCAACAAACAAGCTAGTCGCTGTCTTGATTGCACCCAGAGTATAAAAACTGGACGGAACGCAGGAGGAGCACCTTGTAAATTCTTTACTAATATCAAGGTAGCTTTTTTGGGGCAGAACTCTCTTTACGAAATCAGACTTAGTGCATTGAGTTTGTTTTCCAGAGACGACAACAGGATGAATCTATATAAGTATATAGAACATCTTGAACGCAACCGAGAGCACGTCGGTAATGTGCTAACCGAAATATATTTTGTAGAACATCGTGATTTTTACAAGATGTATTTCAAACCGGTTCGACCTTTAGCAGAGGAAGAACTTGCAGATATAAAGCAGCTTGAGAAAGCTGGTCAATCAAACCCTTTTAAGGAGCAATATATGGCTAGTAAGTCACACATAATTAGAGGCGTAACTGCACTCTACCCCCGTATCAACCAGCCCTACCACTGGAGCGACAAGCAGAACAGAAGTGTCCCGTGTGATGCTACAGAAGATGGAGCGTCTTACGATCTAAACTTTGGCATGAGCAAAGCGCAGGCTAAAGAACTGTACAACCTGATGAACGAAGCGTACAAAGCTGCGCGGGAAGACTCTTGGCCTAAGAAGCTAGAGATGCGTTTTAAGGAGCAAGATGACGGAACTTACGTTGGTAAGGCTAGTCTTAAAGCTGCATACAACGGCAATCCTACTTCAATCCCAGACCAGTTTGATTCAAAGAACAAGAAGCTGGACAGCGACTTTATGCTCACTACGGGTAGTACAGTAAACGTAGCTGTTGAGTTATTCCCTTACAAAATAAACGGTGGTGGCGTAGCCCTCAGACTGCGCGGCGTGCAGGTTAAGAAGTACGTGCCTTACAAGCCAGCATCTCCGTTTGATGAAGAGGATGGTTTTAGCGCAGACGAAGAGTCTGGTAGTCCGTTTGCGTCAGATGACTCAGACGGTGGGTTTGAAGCAGAGGACACCCCAAAGGCTAAACCCGAAGCTGATCCGTTCGACGACGAAGAAGTTAAAGAACCTGTCAAACGTAAAAAGAAAAACAACATTTCTGACGACGATGACGATGATATAGAAGACATTATTTCTTCATGGGGTGATGACGACTAATGAGCTACGGCTACTCGACACATCTCGATAGTCTGAATCAAGAAGCTGACCAATCCCTGCTGGGGGTCCGCCTTGGCCGCACGTGCATTGACGCTAATGTGCCTGTTACCGAGGTAGCCTCTCAGCTAGGGGTTACCAGACAGACTGTCTATAACTGGTTCACGGGCGTCCATGAGCCTAAACAAGAACTGCTAGAACTAATAGAAGCGATAATAGCTGAGTTTAGATAATGCAAACATTCGATCTCATAGATTACGTCGTCCCTAAAGGCGGCATATACAATGTGATCGGCATGAAAGACGGTAGGCTTATACCAAAGTTTACCGATAGTTTAGAAGTAGCATACGAAATAGCTGACGGATTTTCCGAACAAGCTATGGATGTCTACTTTGCTCTGGGTAAGTTGAAAGAAAAAGGTAGCCGCAAGGTAGAAAACGTAGAGTCTCTTGGAGCTATTTGGCTTGATATAGATTGCGGTGGAGACAAAGCAGAAGAGATAGAACCCTCTACAGGATTACCGAAAGGCTACGCTAGCCAGAAAGAAGGACTAAAAGCTCTTAAAGAGTTTTGCAATACAGTCGATCTGCCTGAACCAGTAATTGTAAATTCAGGTTATGGCTTGCATGTGTATTGGGGGTTCACAGAAGAAATACCTACCGAGAAATGGCTGCCTATTGCCAAGAGACTAGAGCAAGTATGTATTACTCAGAAATTTTATGCCGATCCGAACGTGTTCGATGCTGCGCGTATACTGCGAGTACCGGGCACTTACAACCAAAAGAAGGATACTCCTAAGTTAGTAAAGGTAGTAAACCCTGTAACCGCAAGGTACGCACCTGACGATATACGTGGGCTACTTGGAGTAGACCCCGATGAAGTTGTTACGGTTAAGAAGAAAAGCAGCCAACCTATACTGGACCCGCTGCAAAAGCTCCTTGATGAAAACAAAGACTACAAGTTTTCTAAAATAATAGGGCGGCAAGACCCGTGCCTACAGCTCAAGGATAGTCTGCTAAACCGCAAAACTCTGTCGGAACCTCGTTGGTTTAACGCACTGTCTGTCGCTAA